ATCTGAGTGAGTACACCCAAGAACAAGTGTATAGGTTGGTCATGCGTGCTGTCCGAACGGCGCTTCCTGTTCCAGACGAGGAGGCGGTCCTAAGACAGTTCTTGCGTGAACCGTCAACGCTCGAGGAGATCCATAAATCAGCTGACTTTGTAACAACGGGTAATGCTGGTCATAGCTTCACATTCAATCCGTTGAAAATGGTGGAGCCGTTCAAGAAGAGAATTGAACTCCCAAAAAGCAAATAGGCCAGCACGTTGGAAGCAGTGTGTGTGGGACCGCAACAAGAAATGCCAACACTTCCCCAATCCACTGTTAGCGCTCCAACATGTGCTTGTGAGTGTTCAAGAGTCACTACAAAACTCTTTTCCTTCAAACCAGATATTGTTCCAAGTAATGTCTGGACCCATAAATCATGCGTCTGTAATGTAATTGTTGCACTGAACCACAGACACCAATTAGATACTGGTGCTCGCTTCACGAGCAAACTTGATTTGTGGGCATCCTTGAAGAAGTGGGTCAAACACATCGACCCAGTCTCGATGGACACAATAATACGGCATGCTACATCGAGAAAACGTAAACTGCTGATTCAAGCCAAAGAGTCCCTAGCGTTTGAGCCTGTTACTGTTAAAGACGCCAAGGTTCGCATGTTTCTTAAGGATGATAAATACCATACCCTTAAGATTGGTGCGCCGCGCTGTATTCAGTACAGATCAAAGCGTTACTGTTTACCTTTGGCCACGTATTTACATCCTTTAGAACAGTATGTTTACACTTGGATGGACGCATCCAACACACCAATTTTCGCCAAAGCGCGTAATCTGTCCCAGAGAGGTTTGGACATTGAGACCAAGTTCAACTTCTTCATCCGACCAGCTGTGATCAGTTTAGACCACAGCAAATTTGACTGTCACGTTAACAAGCAATTACTTGAACTAGAGCACAAGTTCTATAACAACTGTTGTCGATCCGACCTTCTTAGGAGGTTGTTGAGCTGGCAGAAGATGAACATTGGAAGCACTTCCAACGGTGTTTCCTATAAAACAATGTTCACCAGAATGTCGGGTGACCAGAACACCGGGTTGGGTAACAGTATTATTAATTACGCCATGACCAAAGCCCTGCTGGTTGGTATTAAGCATTGTCTATACATCGACGGGGATGATTTTCTCATCTTCGTGGAGAGAGAAGACGTAGATCGTATCGACCCAAAGGCATATGAGCAATTTGGCATGTCAACAAAATTGGATAGTGTTGCGACAGAAATAGAGTATGTTGACTTCTGTCAGTGTCGTCCTGTCTTCAATGGTGTTTCGTACACCATGGTTCGTAGTCCATTTAGGATGTTAGAGCGTGTGCAATGGGGTGTTGGCAAATTTGCCAAACCCTACATTGTGAACTATTTAACATCCATTGGGCAATGCTGCTTAAGCCTTGGGATGGGCTTGCCTGTAGAGCAGTATGTCGGTTACAAACTTTCCCAGTTGAATGGACGAAGGAAGGTTATTACTGACATGCATTACATCGCGAACCGAATGCCACATAGGGTAGGAAAGGCACGGCTTGTTGAGCCTGCACTGCAAGTCCGCCTATCCTATGAGAAAGCCTGGGGATTGTCAATCCCGCTCCAAAAAGAACTGGAATCAGCTAGTGTAAATCTGGAACCTAACATTCCGAAGCTGGTGTACCCTCAGTATGGTGAAACAACGTCCATTACAGAAGAGGGTTACAACATCCCGTTCTGGAGCCTCCGGGCGTAGACAACAACAAAATAACGGCAATGGCAATGGCGGGCCTAAGCTCCCATTGCTTCCAGCAGGTGTCAACAACAAGGCAACAATGCCACAAGGTAAGCAAGGGTTCCGCTTTCAGGGCGAAGAAACCGTTGCTTTAACCTCTGTGAACGCGACCCAAGCGGGG